CAGAAGGTATGAGAAGCAAGGTTTATCTTGCAAAGTTTCATTATGATGACAAGATTCCTCAGGAACGTTATTGGGATGAAGATGGTAAGTGGCACTTACATGAATTCAACCCCACAACTAAAGGTTATGAATGTACCAACGGACACACATGGGAAGAAACCCACACTCCGTTGTGTTGGTGTATGGCAGTAGATGAACATGGTAATTGGAAGTCGGATGCCATCTTTAGAGGTTAATGGTTATGAATCCTAGGTTCAATGTTAAAATATCTGAATCATTGAGAAATGACATTATAGATTTTTCGTTGGATGAACGAAATGAAATCTATTTCAATGTCAATAGGTCTAATAACAATTTACCATTAAGAAAATATTGTGTGACTGATAAGTATCCTGACTTGAAACTTACTCAGGACATTCAAGAATTTTCTAGGTGGGCCTATAGGCAAATAGGTGTAGAAGATTTTATAATAGAACATAAATATGGAAATTTCATAGGTATAAATTTCTCGGGTGGATTCGTTCATGAACACAAGGATCCGAGAAATGAAAAAGGATTTATTCATACAAGATTTAATTTTCTATTGCAAAAACCTGAGCAGGGTGGCAATCCTGTGATTGATGGGAAAGAGTATGTAATGGAAGAAACTCAGGCTTGGATTAATCTTGCATCTGAATGGATGCATGGGTCAACAGAGGTTTCAGGTAATCGAGCTAGAGTTGTGTTAAGTTTAGGCGCATATATCCATCCGGGGATGATACAATTTATAAAGGAAACCATTAATAATGATTAAGTTAAAAGAAGCTGGTATATTATTTTTCATTCAAATATTGAGTTATACCATTTGGTGTATTAACTTTCGTGCAGTAGCAGATGCGCATTATCATACTGCCGCCATGAGTGATTTTATGATTGCTTCTATTCAGTTTTTTGTGATTCGAAGAATTGCACATGGGCAAGACCATGTTCATCAATGGATGGGATATGCAGCTGGCTCAGTGGTGGGAAGCTATTTAGGGATTTGGATTTCAGCAACGTTTTTAAATTAGTATAGGAGAGAATTATGAAACCGAAAAGTCCGCGGTATCCAACCTATGTAATCTATGAAGGATATGACCGAGCCTTGGCCCTTGAATCTGTGGGTCGAGGTTGGGCCTCATTGATTCATGAGGTGTTTGATTACATGGAAAAGAACACGGTGCATTCCAAGGTGATTCAAGTCAAGGAGAAGTTTGGAGGACTTCGAATTTACACCGATGTTATGGATGATGGATTGGAAGCTGTCATTAGGTCAGTGGGAAAACGCAGCTTTGGAATCTGCGAAGATTGTGGATCCCCAGGAGGACTCCGTGAGGGTAGTTGGTATCGGACATTATGTGATGTTCATGCAAACGGCAAAAAGATAATCAAGGAGTAATTATGGAAGAAATCAATTATAAGTTTCATGAGGATAGAATCCTTAATGAACTCAAGGCATACATTGATGCCACGTATGGTGAACATTATTCACGAAGCAAATTTCAAGCATCGGAATTTATTTTTGACAATGGACATGGGGTGGGATTCACCATAGGTAACATCATGAAGTATGCACAGCGGTATGGTAAAAAGAACGGATATAATCGCAAGGACATCTTGAAAATCATTCACTACGCTATTATGTTACTACACGTTCATGATACAGGCGAACATTTAAACAATATTGAGGAGTAACTTTATGAAGATTAGTAACAAGACACTTTCGTTGTTACAGAGTTTTGCACAGATTAGCAGCAACTTACTTGTGAAGCCAGGAAAGAAGTTGGCGACACGAAACGCGGTGAACAGCATTCAGGCACGTGCTGTTGTAGATGAGACATTTCCGCAGCAGTTTGCCATCTATGATTTGAATCAGCTTCTATCTCTTATTTCTGTATCACAGAATCCTGACATTGAGTTTGGAGATAAGAGTCTGACGATTCGTTCTGAGAATGGTGGTGAGATTGAATATTTCTATGCCGATGAATCTCTTATCACAGCTCCAAATGAGAATGCTCCTACTCTTGAGGACATTTACACGTTCAAGATGACTGGTAATGATATTCAAACCATCATCAAGACGGCAAGCATTGTGTCTGCCACAATGTTGAATATCGTCTCGGAGAAGGGTAAGGTGACATTGAGCATCAATGACCCGAAGAATTCTACATCACATAGCTACAAGAAGCCTTTGGGTGATGCCGATGTTTCCTTCAATGTCAAGATGGCAATTGATAGTTTCAAGGTGGTGCCTGATGAATACAATGTTCGTGTGGCTAATGCTGTTGCCAAGACAGGTAAGGTGCTTGTGTTCTTCTTTGAGGCAACAGGTTCAGATTTAACATATTTGATTGCGGCTGATTCATCATCGAAGGTGTAATCATGCAGGCAAATCGTGAGCAGTTTCTTTGGGTTGAGAAGTATCGTCCACGTAGAATTAGTGATTGTATTCTGCCTGAAAATTTAAAAAATACATTCCAAGAGTTTGTTGACCAGGATAACATTCCGAATATGTTATTGTCTGGCACAGCTGGGACAGGCAAGACTACAATTGCACGGGCTCTGTGTGAAGAATTAGGGTGCGATTACATCATCATCAACGGCTCGGAGGAGTCTGGTATTGATGTATTGAGAACAAAAATTAAGGACTTTGCAAGTACTGTTTCGTTGGCCGGCAAGGTCAAGGTTGTGATACTTGACGAAGCGGATTATCTCAATCCTAATTCCACACAACCCGCACTTCGTGGATTCATTGAAGAATTCAGTAAGAATTGTCGGTTCATCTTTACCTGTAATTACAAGAACAGAATCATCCCGCCACTACATAGTCGGACAACGGTGATTGATTTCAAGTTAGGTAAGGAAGATAGGCCAGTTGTGGCAGCAAAGTTCTTTAAGCGCCTCACAGAAATTCTTGAACAGGAAAATATTACGTTTGACAAGAAGGTTGTGGCAGAACTCTTGAACAAGCATTTTCCTGATTATCGTCGTGTCTTGAATGAACTACAACGATATTCATCTTCAGGAACAATTGATGAAGGTGTTTTAGTGAACATCTCGGATGCCAATTTAAAGGAGTTGATTGCTGCACTTCGAGAAAAGGACTTCAAGAAGATGCGTACTTGGGTTGTGAACAATCTTGATAATGACCCGAATGTTCTATTCAGAAAGTTGTATGATGTGTTGATGCCTGAAGTGGTTCAAGTTCCTCAATTGATATTGCTGTTAGCTGATTATCAATACAAGGCGGCGTTCGTGGCTGATGCTGAAATCAATCTTGTTGCCTGTCTTACTGAGATTATGGCAGCATGTGAGATGAAGTCATGACCGAACGAAATCTTGATGGTGAGTTCATCAAGGATTGGGTTGTAGAAGAATACAAAATGCCGAAAATCAATCCTTTTGATTTCGTGAATGCCATACACTATACAAAAGAATCATTGATTGTTGATGATTGGAGTGAAAAACAATATAACTCATTTATAGTAAACAAATCATTGAGTTTCGGGGCTGATACAGTGATTCCCGCAAATGAAATGAATAGTCGTCCCCATGTAGAAAGACGCCTACAGTTCGATTTCCTTATAAATACAATTAGACCTCGAAAGAGATTTAATAAGTGGTTGAAAGCTGAGAAAATCGAAGACCTTGAAGTGGTGAAAGAGTATTATCATTACAATACTGAAAAAGCCATACAAGCTCTAAAGATTCTATCACCTGAGCAACTAAATACAATTAAGGAACGTTTGAACACAGGTGGTTTAACCCATGGCACATGATTTAATCAACATACCTAGTATTCCGGGATATATCCCAGTAGAAGTTAAACTTGTTAATCAAGATGACTTTCTCAAGGTTCGAGAAACACTTACTCGTATAGGTGTGGCATCTCGGAAAGACCAAACTTTATACCAAAGCTGTCACATCTTGCATAAGCAAGGTAGATATTTCATTGTTCATTTCAAGGAACTGTTTGCTCTTGATGGCAAACCAGCCGACTTGTCTGAAAATGATATGCAACGTCGAAACACCGTTGCACATCTATTAGAAGATTGGGGTTTGGTGGAAATCATCAATCCCGATGATTGTGAAGATACTGCACCATTATCACAAATCAAAGTGTTGGCATTTGGTGAAAAGAAAGATTGGAATCTCGTAGCAAAGTATAATATTGGTAAAAAGAAGTAAAAGAAGTACTTGATTGTAGGGGTGTTAGGAGTTAAATTAACCTTAGATACGCCGACAGGGTATCACTAACACATTCGCTCAAAAGGAGGAATTATGACACGTACCTATACTTTCAACACAACATCTCTTGGTGGACCATGGGCTATCGGATTCGATAACCTATGGGATCGTTTGTCAAGAATTGAAACGATTAATAGTGATAGCAACTATCCACCATACAACATCATCAAGCACGATGCTGAAAATTGGAGCATCGAATTGGCTGTGGCTGGGTTCAAGCGCAGTGAGCTTGATGTAGAACTAGCTGAAGGTGTTCTCACCGTATCAGCTAAGGCAGAATCATCTGATGAAAAGGAATATGTTCATCGTGGTCTTGCCAAGCGTACATTTGTCCGTAAGTGGACACTTGCTGATGACGTAGTAGTACGTGATGCTTCATTAGTGGATGGTGTACTAGCTATCAAGCTGGAACGCATCATTCCAGAAGAAAAGAAGCCACGTAAGATTGAAGTTTTATAATTAAGTAGTCCTCCTAACACCCCTACAATTGAGTATATTATGATTTCTTGTTTCAAGACCATCCTAGGTGAAGATTTAATCGGTGATGTTGAAATTCACGATGATACCGTAGATATTGATTCACCACTTATGATAATGATTGTCCCAACAGAAAAGGGACAATACAGCGTGGGTCTCGCACCATACATGGTGTTTGCAGCATCCCGCAAGTTTACATTCAAGAAGGACCATATCATGTTCTTCTATGAAGCCGCTGATGAAATTAAGGCTGATTACACGCGCATCACCGGTAAGGGCATCATTGTACCGAATACAAAAATTCAATTAGTGCCATAAAAATACAGTAGATAGATATCGCCGTGTACACTTGACAAAGTTGCACGGCGATATTACATTATATGATGTTACATTCAAGACCCGATGGAGGTTGAATGATGAAGAGGTTCTATACAAATGTATTGCAGTATGGGAATAAGATTCTTGTACGAGAAGTTAGAAATGGAAAGAAGGACGCCACTAGACAAGAGTTTCGTCCTACGTTGTTTATTAAAACACAAAAAGAAACTAAACATAAAAGTTTATTTGGTGATAATCTTGAACCTATATCTTTTCAAGATATCAATGATGCCAAAGACTTCATTAAGAAATATAAGGATGTAGAAAATTTTCCCATCTTTGGAAACACATCCTTTGCAAGTCAATACATTACTGAAAACTATCCCGAAGAAGTTGATTATGATATTAGTCAGCTTACCATACTTACAATAGACATTGAGACTGCTTCAGAGAATGGATTTCCTAGTGTGGATAATCCCATTGAAGAAGTATTGCTCATTTCAGTACAGGATAACGTCACAAAGAAAATCACAACATTTGGTGTGAAAAAGTTTGATGTGAACAACATCAAGCATATTTCCAACCAAAACAATTTTCAATACATCAAGTGTAAGGATGAAGCTGACTTGCTCTTGACGTTTCTTCGTTTCTGGCAAACGGCTATGCCAGATGTTGTCACAGGTTGGAATACGAAATTTTTTGATATGCCTTATCTTGTGGCGCGCATCAAGCGTGTATGTGGAGAAGATAAGGTAAAGGAATTATCTCCTTGGCGAATTGTAAAGGATCAGATTGTAGCTATGAATGGGCGTGAGTATACGGTTGCTGATATTCAAGGTGTGAGCAATCTTGACTATTTGGACTTGTACAAGAAGTTCACATATTCAGCCCAAGAAAGTTACAAGTTGGATTATATCGCTCAACAAGAATTGGGACGAAAGAAGTTGGAACATGGATATGAAACATTCAAGGAACATTACACGGAAGATTGGCAATCGTTCGTGGAGTATAACGTCATTGACGTAGAGCTAGTGGATGCTCTTGAAGATAAGATGAAGTTGATTGAATTGGTCATCACCATGGCATATGATGCCAAGTGTAACTTCACAGACATCTTCTCGGCAGTACGAACCTGGGATTCCATTCTTCATAATCATTTGTGGGCCAAGAACATTATTGTTCATCAAAAGAAAGATAATGAGGGCAGAACCATTGCTGGCGCCTATGTCAAGGAACCTACACCTGGCAAGTATGATTGGGTGGTGAGTTTCGACGCCGCCTCTCTGTATCCTAGTATCATCATGCAATACAATATGAGTCCAGAGACAATGAAGCAGGAATTCACAGCCGATTGCACTCCTGAACAATTGTTGGAGAATGAAACGGATTATGCCACGTTTCTTCAAAACAAGAATGTTGCCATGGCGGCGAATGGATATTGTTACACACATTCTCATCAGGGATTGTTCCCAGAAATTGTAGAGAAGATTTTCAGTGAACGTGTGTTCTATAAGAAGAAGATGATTGAAGCACAAAAGGAATATGAGAAGTCTAAGGATCCTGAGCAGGTGAAGCTCATTAGTAAATACAATAATATTCAAATGGCTCGTAAGATTCAGTTGAATAGTTTATATGGCGCCTGGGCCAATCAATATTTCCGATTCTATGATGACAGAATTGCTGAAGGCATCACACTCACAGGTCAATACATCATTCAGCACGTGGGCCGTGCCTTGAATGATTATCTGAACAAGGTGTGCCAGACCACTGATGTTGAGTATACTTTTTATTCCGACACAGATAGTTGTTACATCACATTGGATAAACTGGTTCAAAAACACTTCTCGCATCTGGATAAGAACAAGATTGTGGATGTGATTGATAAGTTGTGTAAGGAAAAGATTTCTGAAGTTCTCGACAAGGCGTGTGAAGAAATCATGGCAAGAACAAATGGTTATGTGTCCAAAATGGAATTCAAGCGAGAAGTTATTGCCGAACGAGCTGTATGGGTTGCCAAGAAGCGTTATGCTTTGAACGTATATGATAGTGAAGGAGTTCGATACAAGGAACCCAAGTTGAAGGTTCAGGGGCTAGAAATTGTTCGAAGCAGCACACCTGGGAGTGTTCGTCAATATCTACGAGATGCCCTGAAAATGGCGTTGACAAGTACACAAGGTGAAATTCAAGAATTCATTTCAGAATTGGAACGGAAGTTTAAGGAAATGACGCCTGAGGAGATTGCATTTCCTCGAAGTGCAAACAACTTGAAAAAGTATCATTCTGGAAGTACCATTTACACGAAGGGTACACCACTTCACGTTCGAGGTGCCTTGCTGTATAATCATCATATTAAGGCAAAGAAGTTAGACAAGAAATATGAGATGATTAAAGAAGGGGATAAGATTAAGTATTTGTACTTGAAGGAACCAAATCCCATCAAGGAAAACATCATCGCCTTCAATGGTGGTCTTCCAAAAGAGCTTGACTTGTATAAGTATGTTGATTATAATACAATGTTTGAGAAAAGTTTTCTTGAACCTATGAGAACCATTTTAGATTGTATGGGTTGGAGTACAAATAAAGTTTCAACTTTGGATGATTTATTTTGATGAATGCTTGGATTTTAGGTAACGGGAAAGCACGACAACATCTACAGATTCCTGATGATGTTTTCGTATATGGATGTAATCACATTTACAAAGATGATATTGCAAATGTGGTTGTATCCACTGATATTCCCATGCAACATGAAATATATCAATCCGGATACGCCCATCAACGACATTGTATATTTCTTGATTGGTCGCCTGTTGATGCATCCATTGTTCCCTTCTTAAATTTAGAAGGCAAGATTATTGCAAACGCTCCAACAGAACATGGTGTGGTAATAGGTACAGAAAACAACAATCATTACATCACCTATATACAACAGGAAGATGCAGTTGAAAACATCACATTGGCGCAACTACCTATGGAATTTAGTTCAGGGAGTTTAGCCATGTGGCATGCAGCTAATGCGGGATTTAAAGAAATAACACTTGCTGGATTTGGAGACACACAACATTATTATAGAACAGATTACACAGGACCCAATCCTGTATGGCAAAAAGAACGAGAATATATTATAAACCGATTTTCTAATATCAACTGGAGAAACATATGAGCCTAATTAACAAACTACGAAAGAATTCCACAATCCGCGAAACAGAAGTATTAACTGATAGTAAGTTCTTCACCGCCAAGGATATGATTCAAACGCCTGTGCCTATGATTAACGTGGCATTGTCTGGTCGTTTGGATGGAGGCTTGACTCCTGGATTGACTGTGTTTGCGGGTCCTAGTAAGCACTTCAAGACGGCGTTTGCCATGTTACTTGCCAAGAGCTACTTGGAGAAGTATGAAGATGCTGCCATCTTGTTCTATGATTCCGAATTCGGAGCTCCCGCGGGTTACTTCCAGAGTTTCGGGATTGATACTGACCGAGTGATTCATACCCCCATCACAGACATTGAACAGCTCAAGCATGATATGATGTCACAAATCAACAACATCGAACGAGGTGAGCATGTTATCATCGTTGTTGATTCTGTAGGTAACTTGGCATCCAAGAAGGAAGTGGAAGATGCACTTGAAGGCAAGAGTGTGGCGGATATGACTCGTGCCAAGCAGCTCAAGAGTTTGTTCCGTATGTGTACACCTCATCTCACCATCAAGGACATTCCCATGGTGGTTGTGAATCACACATACAAGGAAATTGGAATGTATCCAAAGGATATTGTGTCGGGTGGTACTGGTATCTATTATTCCGCCGATAACATCTTCATCATTGGGCGTCAACAAGAAAAGGGTGCTGAAGGATTGACAGGATATAATTTCATCATCAATGTCGAGAAGTCTCGCTTTGTTCGTGAAAAGAGTAAGATTCCAGTTGAAGTATCCTTCGAGGGCGGCATTAGCACTTGGTCAGGACTTCTTGATGTGGCACTTGAATCTGGTCATGTTGTGAAGCCTCAGAACGGCTGGTATCAAAAGAAGGGCGAAGAAAAGAAGTATCGTCAGAATGATACATATAATCGTGAGTTCTGGATGCCCATCCTTAAGGATGCTTCATTCCAAGAATGGATTAAAAACAATTACGCCATTTCAACAACATCTCTGATTTCAGAGTTTACAGATGAAATGATTTCCGAGGAGTATGATAATGCATAAAATCCAATATACCGTTCACTCTAATATCGCCTTTAAAGATGTTACCGATTCTGACCATTATATTCTTATTGAAGATGGTCCATATAAAGGATTATGTGTAAACTTCGGAAAGATAGAATTTATGGGCGAAGATTCAGGTGGATTTGGAAAAATCAATTTCAATTATGACTTGTTATCTATTCCAGAAGATATTAAGTTAGAAGAAGTGAAGGAAGATTTAGAAAAAACTTTAGGTGAAGTGTTGAACACAATTCTTGAAGATATTATGCTCCGTGAGGCGGAAACGAATGAAACTGGAAACCCTGATACTCAGCAACCTACTGAATGATGAAACTTATTTAAGAAAGGTGGTTCCCTTTCTTAAAGATGAATATTTCTCTGAATGGTCTGAGAAAAAAGTTTTTCAGCATATCAAGAAATTTGTTGATGAATACAATGCTCCTCCTACAATTGAGGCGTTGAACATTGTCATACAAAATGACAAGACCTTGACTGAGGAGGAGTTTTCTCGTATGTCTGAGGTGGTAATCTCACTTACAGCTTCAGAAACAAACAAAGATTGGATGTTGAACGAAACTGAAAAGTTTTGTAAGGATAAAGCTGTATACAATGCCATCGTGGAATCCATTCAAATCATTGATGGAAAAAATGAAAAGTTTAGTGCCGAGGCAATTCCTGACATTCTTAAGGATGCTTTATCAGTAAGTTTTGATAATAGTGTGGGTCACGATTACTTGGTGGATTCGGATGATAGATTTGAATTCTATCACAAGACAGAGGAACGTATTCCTTTTGACTTGGAGATGTTCAATAAAATCACAAAGGGCGGATTGCCGAACAAGACGTTGAATATCGCCTTGGCAGGTACAGGTGTGGGTAAGAGTTTGTTCATGTGTCACATGGCGGCAGGCGCCATGAGCCAGGGTAAAAATGTCTTGTACATCACAATGGAAATGGCGGAAGAGCGTATTGCTGAACGTATTGATGCCAATTTGATGAATGTCACAATGGATGATTTAAAGAATCTTCCTAAGCAAATGTTTGATGATAGAATTTCTCGTATCAGAAACAAGTCAGAGGGTAAACTTATCATCAAGGAATATCCTACAGCATCAGCACATT